ATAGATACTACTAATTATCAAATTTTTGGTACTGTTACATCAACTACAGCACCTGCTTTTGCTGACCAATAATAGGAGACTTAAATGGCAGGCTCTGACGTAAAAACGAAAAGGATTACTGCAACGGGTTCACTCGCTGTAGGACCTGCTCGCATAAGACAGATACAGTTAAAAACTGCCTCTGGAACTCCACGGCTAACTGTAACCGATGCAAGCGGTGGCGCCACAGTTCTAGATTTAGATTTTAATGCTTCAGATACTCATTCTGTTAACATTCCCGCTGAGGGAATTAAGGTTAGTGATATATTTGTTAGCACATTGACTAATATCACGGCAGTGACCTTTTTCTTTAATTAGGTGAACTGTGTCTAGGCGTAAATCAAAAATGCCGCCGCGCAACAAAAAAAACTTCCGCCCCACAAAAGCTGGGGCGGGAATGACTGAGGCCGGTGTAAAAGCATATCGTCGTGCTAATCCCGGCAGTAAACTTAAAACTGCTGTTACAGGCAAAGTTAAAAAAGGCAGTAAAGACGCTAAAAGAAGAAAGTCTTTTTGTGCTAGGAGTGCGGGTCAAATGAAAAAGTTCCCAAAGGCAGCCGCTAATCCTAATAGTAGACTAAGACAGGCTAGAAGAAGGTGGAAGTGTTGATGGCTACTAAGAAAGAAAAAGATCTTTTGCATGAATTAGATAAAAGATTAGCTGTCTTAGAAGACACTATGGATCGTCTCGAAACTAATCATTTGAGTCATTTACAAAAACAGATAGACAAGATTGATGCTCGCATATGGGCTATAATATTAGGAGCTGTATTACAGCTTGTTGGTATAATTTCAATATTTATAGGGATCAGTAATTAATGTCAGCACTTGGACTTAAAGCAAAACGCAAAATTAAAACAGTTGCAAATAAATTGAAAAAAGCATCTAAGGCACACGCGGGTCAATCTAAAATATTATCAGGGTTGTTAAAAAATGGGAAACGGAAAAGATCCAAAAAAAGGAACGGGTAAAAAGCCGAAGGGTTCTGGTAGACGTTTGTATACAGATGAGAACCCTAAAGACACTGTAAGTATAAAGTTTGCAACCCCGGCAGATGCTAGGGCAACGGTTGCTAAAGTTAAAAAAATTAAAAAACCTTTTGCAAGAAAAATCCAAATCTTGACAGTTGGTGAACAAAGAGCCAAAGTTATGGGTAAAACACAAGTGGCTAGTATATTTAAAAAAGGTAAAGAACAAATAAGGAAAGCGAGGCAAGCATGAGATCAGCAGTTAGAACTGGACCCAAACCATCTAAGCCAAAGGTCACATATTTTAAAAAGGGTGGAGCGGCTAAGAGTAAGGGCAGTAAAATTTGTCCAGCTGGTAAAGCTTGGGCTAAGAGAACTTTTGATACATATCCATCAGCTTATGCAAACATGGCAGCATCAAAATATTGTAAAGATCCAAACTATGCTAAAGGTGCAAAAGGTAAAAAATAATGGGCGCTCTTAAAGACTGGGTAAAACAAGATTGGGTTCGCATAGGAACTGATGGGAAAATCAAGGGAAAATGTGGGACATCAAAGGATAAAAAGAATCCTGACAGATGTTTACCTAGAGCAAAAGCAAATAGTTTAACACAAGCACAGCGAGCCTCTACTGCTAGGAAAAAGAAAAAAGCAGGTGCAAAGGGCAAGACTGTGGTTGGAAACACACCAGCCGCAAAAGTTACAAAAATGAGCAGTGGTGGTCGTGTTCCAGAAACAAAGGCTAAACGTCCTTTTAAGGGTAAAACAGGCTCTGGGACGGTCGTAGCAAGAGGTTGTGGCGTTGTCATGGCAAATAGAAGAAAAAAAACTAAAGGAGCAGTAAGCGCATAAAAAGGAGATTAAAATGCCAGCACATTCAAAAAAGAAAAAAAACATGAAGAAAAAAGGCTATTCAAAAATGCAAGCAGGCGGCGTAGCCGGGATGAAGAAAAAAGGCTTTTCTAAAATGAGAAGTGGCGGTGCAGCCGGTATGAAAAAGAAAGGCTATGCTAAGGGCGGCCCTGTCAAAAAGATGATGGGCGGCGGAATGGCTGGTATGAAAAAGAAGGGCTTTGCAAAAGGCGGAGCAATCAAAAAAATGAAAAGAGGCGGTAGGGCCTAGCTAATGCCCTATTTACAAAGTAATATTCCGCACTTCAAGTGTTGGGTGCGAAGAGAGTATACTCATAACCACGAAAAATATCATGGTGATTATTTGCACGCTATGGCGATTGCAGTCACTACTGTGCCTGATAGATGTTTGAGTTTTCAGATGATATTTACTGGTTGTGAGTCTGATTTTGATGATAGTACAAATGTTCATGGTGGAGCTATGTGGGCTAGGATGCCAATTACAGCACTCGTTGCAGACACTCCACTAGACAAATGGCCGGAGCCTATGCCCGTTCATTTGGTGCAACCTTGGGATTGTAGCTCACATCATCATTCGATTATAAAGTTTGATAGAACAAGCTCAAGTCCTTGGAAATGTAAGATAGATGGCAAGTTTTATACAGGTAAGTATTTGTTCACTGTAGACTATACAGAATCTGATATTGCTGACGATCCGGCTCAACACAAACAAAGTCATGTGATAGAATTAACAGAGGCTGGTAAATGGACAGGAAATATAGTAGCATTACCTAATAACAGGGTTCGTGCAACAAGCCCTGCCTTGTGGGAAACTGGAGAGGGAGCGCCTGATTTTAAACCTAGTCAGTGGATGCACAATGCAGAATGTGATAATAGTTATATGGACCCAAGTGTAACATTTGATAACTTATATAAGGATTAGACATGGCAACCTCAAGCTCCACTAATTTTGAATTAGATGTCGCGGATTACATAGAAGAGGCGTTTGAACGATGCGGTTTAGAAGTCAGAACAGGTTATGATTTAAAAACCGCAAAAAGGTCTATGAATTTAATGTTAGCTGAGTGGGCCAACAGAGGTTTAAATCAATGGACTATAGAACAACGTACACAAACTGTCACGGCAGATGATACTGATTACTCTCTTGGCACGGATGTAATAGATATATTATCAGCTGTTGTACGAAGAAGCGGCACTGATTTCAGTTTAAGCAGAATTAGTAGAGACAGTTATTTAGCCATACCAAACAAAACTTCAACTGGCAGAACTACACAGTTTTTTCTTGATAGACAAATAACACCAAACTTAAAAATATGGCCTGCACCAGAAAACAGCACAGATGTTATTGTTTACGATGCTTTAACAAGGATACAGGATGCGGACACAGCTGTTAACACATTAGAAGTCCCCTTTCGCTTTTATCCGTGTTTAACGGCTGGTCTAGCTTATTACTTATCGATGAAGAAAAACCCACAGCTGACACAAATGCTTAAAGTTATTTATGAAGAAGAGTTTGAAAGAGCTATGGGTGAGGATAGAGATAGATCTAGCTTTACAGTTACACCAGAATATCAGTACTTCAGGAGTAATTGATGGGTAGGTTTGCTTCAGGTAAATTTGCAAAAGGTATATCAGATAGATCGGGCATGGAGTATAGACTGAGAGATATGAAGCTTGAGTGGAATGGGTCTTTGGTTGGACCAGATGAATTTGAACGAAAGCACCCGCAATTAGGTCCTTTTAAAGTTCCTGTTGATGGTCAAGCCATAAGAAATGCAAGGCCGGATAGTCCTACAATTCCTGTAAACTTCTTGGTATTTACAACAAATCCAATAGATAAGCCTACATACAACGATGGTCACATACCAAAAAAACTTGAAAGTTTTGAGGTTACGGTTAGTATTGGTACGGTAACAGTGAGTGTAGCATGAGTTTTACATTAACAACATTAAAACAATCTATACAAGATTGGACAGAAAATGACGAATCAACTTTTGTCAATGAGTTAGATTTTTTTATAAAAAACGCGGAAGAACGTATACTTAAATCTGTTGACTTAGATTATTTTAGGAAAAATGTTACTGGAACAATGACAGCCAGTAATAAATTTTTACAAAAACCCTCCGATTATCTTGCAAGTTTTTCACTATCTTTTGTAAAAGACAGTGCTAATATTTTTCTTTTACAAAAAGATGTTAACTTTATACAAGAGTTTACACCAAATCCTACAACCACAGGTACTCCAAGATTTTATTCATCTTTTGATGTTGATAATTTTATCGTAGCTCCGACTCCAGATTCAAGCTATGCAGTAGAATTACATTATTTTTATAGACCAGCATCGCTTACAACAGATGACTCAGGCAGCACTTGGATTAGCACTAATGCTCCTGATGCTTTACTATATGCGTGTTTAGTTGAAGCTTATACATTTATGAAAGGCGAAACTGAATTAATACAGCTTTACATGGCAAGGTATAGTGAGGCTATAAGCAGGTTAAAAGTTTACGGCGAAGGTCAAGAAAACACAGACGCTTTTAGGACAGGTCTAGTAAGAATACCAAAGTCTTGACACTTATAAGATAAAGTACTACATATCTTATATGGAAAATAAAAGTGTGGCTATAGTCGGTCTCGGCAATAGTTTTTCAGAATATATATTAGCTAAAATTAGAAGCGAAACCTTTAATGAAGTTTGGGCAATAAATGCCATGTCTGGTGTTATATACCATGATAAATGTTTCATGATGGATCCACCCTCAAGGTTTTTAGATACACCTAATGCGGGAAAACAGACTAATATAATGGCAGAGAGGTTAAAAACAAAAATAAATGTTCCTATTTTTTCTTGCACCTTAGATGAGAGATGTCCAGATGTTGTTGAATATCCACTAAAAGAAGTGTTGCAAAAAACTAAATATGCGTATTTAAACAACACTGTTGCTTATGCACTGGCTTATGCTATAGCAGAAGAAGTCACTGATTTACACTTATATGGCATAGACTTTACACATAAAGCGATTAATTTTGCGGAGGCGGGTAGAGCTTGTTGTGAGTTTTGGTTAGCTATAGCAGTGTCAAAAGGAATAAAACTGCACATAGCAAACAGTTCTTCTTTGTTAGACACCAATGTTTCAGACGATCAAAAATTATACGGGTACCACAGATTAGATGATCCTTTGATTTCTACGACTTCACAGGGTGAAATGTTGATTACTAAAAAATCTAAATTAGAACCACCAGAGCCTTTAGATGCAACGCCAAATTTAATTGGCAGAGAAGACATACCCGGAATAACTTATGAGGAGAATAAAAATGTTTAACGTAGGAGTTTCACAGGCCGGAACAGTAAATGTAATGACTTCAGATAAAGGTGGTCTAACGAATGAACAAATAGCAGATTTAGCTGTTGACAAAATAGTTAGTATATCAGATCAAGCCCCTCCACATATTAGACAACAAGCTAATCAATTTAGAGAGCACCTCAAAAAAGTGTTATATCATTATCTTCTCTTGGCAAGAAAGGAAGAGCGTGGTACTATAATCCAAGCCTTAAGATCAAGTGGTCAAAAGGAAACGGCTGAATATATAAGGAGACTCTAATATGGCTATAGCACAAGCAATGTGTACTTCCTTCAAAAAAGAGTTATTAGAAGGTGTACACAATTTTAAAAACTCTGGTGGAGACACTTTTAAGTTAGCTTTATATGCAGAAGGTAGTGGTGGTAAATCATCTACAACTGCAACATTAGGAGCTACAACTACTGCATTTACCACAACTGGTGAGGTCGCCTCAAGTGGAACATACGCAACTGGTGGTGGAAGTTTAACAAGAGTAGATCCAACAACATCTGGTACTACCGCGTTCACAGATTTTGCAGATTTAAGTTTTACAACAGCAACAATTACTGCGATGGGAGCTTTGATATATAACAGCTCTGATAGTAACAAAGCTGTTTGTGTATTAGATTTTACATCTAATAAGACATCAACATCTGGTACGTTTACAATTCAGTTTCCAACTGCTGACGCTTCAAACGCTATTATCCGTATAGCATAGGTTAAATCCTTATGGCTAACGGCTGGGGACAAGGCACTTGGGGTGCCGTTGGATGGGGTGGTATTGGTAACACTTCTTTTGCTGTTACTGGTGTTGCTGGTACAACAGCCGTTGGAGATGAAGGAACTACTGCTGGATCTCTAGTAATAGAGACTGGTTTAGAAGCTACTGGTGCTGTTGGAACAGTAACAGCCAGTAGTATTTTTATAATTACACCTACAGGTGTTAGTTCAACCGCTTCTGTTGGCACCGTATTACCTAAAATACCTATATCTTTTGGAGTCACTGGTTTAGAAGCAACAACTGGATTTTTATCTGGATGGGGTAGTGATGCTTGGGGCGCACATATATGGGGTGGTGGTGTATTTGCTGATGTAGGACAAACTCTTACACCGACCGGGTTTGAAGCACAAGGTCAACTTAGTTCCCCCACAATTACAGGAACATGCACATTTAGTGTCACTGGTGTTCAAGGTGTTTCTGGTCTAGGTGATGAGGCAACTACACCTCAATCAAAAGCGTTTGTAACGCAATCAGCCTTAACTGGATCCGTAGGTAATACCACAGAAACTGGTACATCTTTACTTTCAGTCACTGGTGTCTCTGCTTCTACATTAATAAGTGGATATTCTGCTACAACAATAACATACACTGTAACTGTAGTAGGTGGTAATCCATCTAATCATCCTTACTATAATGTGGGGTCTACAAACAAATTTGCTATAGACGGATCAACAGCTACGGCAGATGTTACTTTAGATTTATTTGAGGGTAATACTTACAGATTCGATCAAAGTGATAGTAGTAATGCTGGTCATCCATTGAGATTTAGTACAACTGCAAACGGAACTCATGGTGGTGGAAGTGAATACACGACTGGAGTAACAACTAGCGGAACACCTGGAAGTGCTGGAGCTTACACAGAAATAACTGTGGCAACAGATGCTCCAACATTATATTATTATTGTTCTAATCATTCAGCGATGGGTTGGACAGCGAATACTCCTATTGTTTATAAGGTAGCAACAACAACTGGAGCACCAGTTACAACAGTTGTTGGAACAACAGCATTAGGCGATGAAACTGTTACTGGTAGTGCAGATATTGCAGTAACACTAGCTGGTTTATCAATTTCAGCAGGAACTCTTGCAATAACAGCAGGTTCTGTGTTATCTTTAACTGGAGTTAGTGGCACTGGTGCAACTGGTGAGGAGCAAGTTTATAGTTTAATTGAACCCACGCAAGTGGCGAACTGGGTAGAAAAGGCGGCATAAATGGCAACATATGTAAATAATCTTAGATTAAAAGAGATAGCCACAGGTGACGAATCTGGAACTTGGGGTACATCCACGAACACAAATTTAGAATTAATTGGTGAGGCATTAGGTTTTGGAACAGAAGCCATAACAACAAATGCAGACACACATACAACCACGATAGCAGATGGATCATCAGATGCTGGAAGAGCATTGTTCTTAAAATACACTGGAACATTAGACTCTGCTTGTACAATTACTATCGGCCCGAACACAATGAAAAGAGTGCATATTATTGAAAATGCGACAAGTGGCTCACAGAATATAATAATATCACAAGGCTCTGGTGCTAATATAACCATAGGACCTGGAGACACAAAGGTTGTTTATCTTGATGGTGCAGGTTCTGGTGCAGCCGTTGTGGATGCCTTTGTAGATTTAGATTTATCTGGTGGTTCTGTAAATGTTAGCACAGTAAAAACAAACTCTGGTGATATGACATTTGATTCTGCTGGAGACATTATACTTGATGCAGATGGTGCAGACGTAATATTCAAAGATGGTGGAACAGCTATTGCACACTTAACAAACTCAAGCAGTGATTTTGTTATAGAAACAAAAGTGCAAGATAAAGATTTTATAGTTAAAGGTGATGATGGTGGCTCTGGAATAACAGCATTGACCATAGATATGTCAAGTGCTGGAGCTGCAACATTTAACAATGATGTAACTGCTTTCTCTGATAAAAGACTTAAGACAGATATAAGTCCTATAGAAAATGCTTTAGAAAAAGTTATGCAGATGCAAGGTGTTTACTACAAAAGAAATGATGTAGAAAATGCTCGTACTCAAGTTGGTGTATTAGCACAAGACATGGAGGGTATTGTGCCAGAGGTTGTGTTGACAGCAGATGATGAGATGCAAACAAAATCTGTAGACTATGGTAAATTAACAGCAGTTTTAATGGAAGCAGTCAAACAACTTAGCAACGAAGTAACACATCTAAAACAACAAATTCTTAACGGAGGTTAATCAGTGGCAATACCAAGTTCTGGACAATCTTTAGCGTTTTCTGCACTAAGAACTGAATTTGTAGGTGGTTCTAGTGCAATCAGTCTTAGTGATCTGTATAGAGGTGGTTCTAACATAAGAAAAAAAGCTGGTAATAATCCTGCTACAAATCTCGCCGCTTCTGTTGCAACATCTGGTGCTATTGATGTAAGTGATTACTATGATCAAGCTAAAGGGTTTAGTTTTACATATGCAACTGGTTCTATTACAGAGTCAAATTTAAGTGCTCAGTTTGGTGATGACTATGCTGTAGATTATCCCAAAGTTGTAACTATACCAGCTAATACTACCCTTGGTGCAGACGATACTGCCGAGTATGGCTTAGAGATTGACTCTGGTGCTTCTGGTCCAATAACTATTACTAATAATGGAACTATTATTGGTGCTGGAGGAGCAGGAGGTTCTGCTGGAAGTGCTAATAGTGGTGGTGGTTCTGCTGGATCTGCTGGTGGTGACGCTATGAAAGTCGCTAGTGCTTGTACTTTTGTTAATAACGGAAGTATCTTAGCTGGTGGTGGCGGTGCTGGTGGCGGAGGCGGAGGCGGAAAAGGTGGCAACCTTCAACAGCAGCAACAACAACAGACTACAGGACAACAAGGTCCTCATAACGCTATACCTTATCCAACTTATCGATGGTCTATTCCTGCTTTATATAATAACCAAACCTCACCTAAAGGTGCTAGTATTCGATGGAATAACTCATTTATAGTAAATCAAACATCTCCGAGTGGTCCTATTACTCATAGCACTACTTCTTACAGTTCAGGGCAATATACATATTACAGAGGTTCGTATAGATTTTTAGAATATAGTTTTTCTGAAGAATCACCTAGTACACAAACATATCATTACGACATAAGAAGAACTTTTCCTCAACAACAACAATCACAAAACCAAGTAGGTGGACATAACGGTGGTGCTGGAGGAGCAGGTGGTTTAGGTAGAGGTTTCCAGAATCAACCTGGAGGAGACTCTGGTGCTGGTGGTTCTTCTGGTTCAACTGGCTCTGCTGGAAACGGTGGTGCTGGAGGATCAGGTGGTACTGGAGGTGGCTATGGTTCAGCTGGTGCAAGTGGGAGCAATGGATCAAACGGAACAAACTCAACAACTAGTGGTGCAAGTGGAGGATCAGGAGGAGCAGGAGGAGCAGCTGGATTAGCAGTTGAAAGAGCTTCACCAATAAGTTTTACTTTTACAAATAATGGAACGGTAGCAGGAACAGTACAGAGTTAAGGAGTACATAATGGCAACATACGCATGGACAATAAATAGATTGTATACCAAAGATATTACTGAAAGTGGTACAACATATTCAGATGTAATACTTAGAGTTGAAGCAACACTTACTGGAACTAGTGAAACAGTAGGTAGCATAACAGCTTCAGGTGGTTTTGACTTAGATATGAATGTTACTGGTTTATCAAATGGCTTTGTAGCGTATGGATCTGTCACAGAGGCAAATGTAAAAACATGGGTAGAAAACAGAGTTGGTTCTTCTACGATAGCAGATATAAAAGAACGGATTGAAGGTGAACTTGAGTTTCAAGAAAGAGTTAACGGTGGAGTTCCAAAACAAGATTCAGAAGGAAATGCAACTTTTCCTTGGTAAGATTTTTCTTGAATTATCTTATTAGATCGCATAATCTCTCATTATGAATAAAAAAATAAATTGTCTAACAGACTCTCAAGTTGAGTTAATTTTAAATCACATTAATTATGTGATCGATCATAAATTTGTTACTAGAAATCCAAACGAAGGTGAGATGTTTTCTGACACTTGTCAAATGTACGGTGATCCTCCGATAGAAAATATATTACATTACATTAAACCAAAAGTTCAAGAGGCGTATGGTAAAGAATTAGTACCTACATATTCATTTTGGAGAAGATATTTTAAAGGTCAAGACTGCCCACCTCACAAAGACAGACCTTCATGTGAAGTAAGTATTACTTTAAACTTAGGTGGTGATGGTGGAAATGACTGGGCAATCTATGTAGACGATAAAAAATTTGAATTAGAAGTTGGTCAAGCTGTACTTTATAAAGGATGTGATCAAGAACATTGGAGACACGAACTTGACTATAATTATCACACACAACTTTTTCTACACTTTATAGAAAAAAACGGTAAATTCTATCCAGAATATGCCTATGATCGAAGACCCAATTTATACTACACACAATAAACGAGTAGAAAATGAACTACCCTACTTTGCAAGTAACTGATTTTTTAAATAATCCAAAGTATGTGTCTGATTTAGCTATGTCATTAGATTATACAGAAAAAGAACCTAAATATCCTGGGACTAGAACTAAAGCATTACATCAAATAGATAAAGATTTATTTGAAAATATTAATGGTAAACTCATCAGACTTTTATATCCAGACTATAATGTTTTTAGAAACGTATCATGGACAGGCACAGGACACTTTCAAAAAATAACATATGATGATGTAGAGTTTCATATTTTAAACAAAGAAAATTCTGGAAAGGGTTGGATACATCAAGACAATACTTCAAAATATACAGTTATATTATATCTTTCAAAAGAAGAAGGTTCTGGAACAGCAATATATTCTAGAAAAGATGGTTTTCATTTAACAGATTTTAAAAACGAAGATCAAGAATATAGAGAGAAAATTAAGTACAGTAACAATATTAAAACAAAAGATTTAAAACTTGATGAGTTTAGTAAGTGCTTTAATGACCATAAAAATAAATTTCAAACAGAATGTGTTTTCAATTCTTCATATAATAAGATGATAGCATTTGATGGTGCTACTCCTCATGGTGCAATTTATAATTTAAAACCTGGAGAAGAAAGAATAACATACATAAGTTTTTTCTATGAAATTTCAGCACCCTATAGCCACATAGCAGAGATGAGGAGAATATGAGAAGAAACATAATAGTAGCTAAAAAAGCCTTAAGTGCTGATTTGTGTAATACAATCATAGAAAGAGCAAAACCTAATTTTGAAAAAGCATACACTGGAATTGGTGATAAAATTAATTCTATAAGACAAAGTCAAGTGAGTTGGTTGACTGGTTCAATAAAACACTTAGATATATATACGCCAGTATGTCAGTTAATACACAAAGTAAACTCAGATTTTTATCATTTTGACTTAAGTGATCCCGAACCTTTTCAAATCACTAAATATGATGAAAGCAATCAAGGCTTTTATAAACCTCATGAAGACGGTGTTTACGATATGGTTCCTCAAGGTCAATCAGTTAGAAAACTATCTGTTTCTATACAATTAACTTCACCAGAACATTATGAAGGTGGTACTTTTCAGTTTCCAGATGATGAGGATAAATTCAATGTAGAAGATTCAATGGAACAAGGCACTGCTATATTCTTTCCTTCTTACATGAAGCATGGTGTTGTTCCAGTAACAAAAGGCACTAGATATAGTTTAGTTTGTTGGGTGCATGGTCCAAACTTTCAATAGGAGAAAAAATGTATTATGTAGTTTATGACAATTTTCTTAATCCAGAAGAATTTGGAATTATTAAACGATATTTAGGTCCAGGGGGTGGATTTCCTTGGTTATTGTCAGCAAGAATAAACACTCATGATACTAGTAATGATGCTATGTATTTTGCTACTCTTGTTCATCATAGTTATCATGATGGTTGGATTGGCGGAATTGAGAGAAGTCCTTTTGAATTAATTACATCAAAAATACATATGGAAGCAATTTACAGAATTAAATCTAACCTTTATTTTCCTAGTAA